CCTTTGTATTAATCCAGAACTTTTGAACCTCGTAATCAGAACTCCTAGCACCCTCATTTATTCCATGATTTGCAGCAGTTGTAGATTCAGTCCTAGCAATTACCAAAGACCTTGCTCTGTTAAATGCAGGATCATTTAGCGTTTCCTCAAATAGCTTTGCTTGATCTCTACGGCTTAAATTTTGCCCTAAAATATTAGCTAATAAGTTGTTAATAATATCCTTAGTTGTATTATCTATTCCCTGAACTTTAGTACCTCCTATTAGCCTAAAGTAGTTTACCATTTCCTCATACCATGCAGCATTAAAGAAATCTATAATAAAATCCTTTTTGGTTTTAGGTACTGAATTACGAATCCAGTCATAAGAGAATGTAGCTGCTGATACGCCAACCTTAGTATATATCTTTTCTAATCCGTTATACAAAGGTTTTTGCTGCACTAGAAACTGAATGTATAACTCAATGTTATCAAACGTATCTTCATTTACAAAGTCAGCTACTGCGCCTGTCTGGTCATCTAAAGCCTTTTTAATAATAGGGTAAGCATAAGCCTCATACTCTTTATGTAGCCTTAAATAGGTCTTATGGTATTTAACACTACTTGCCATTTATGGTTGCATTGTTATAAGCCGCATCTAAAGATAATTCCTCAATAGGTACTAAGTTAGCCGGAACGTATATTTTGCCCATATCTACTGAACTTATCTTGTCATAGCCTTGTGCAATACGTTTTTCGTCTGGAGTTATCCAATAGGAGTTAGCTAACCATGAGGTTAGCATTTCCATATCTTCCTGCATTTCAGGATAAGAGCTAAAATCAAAGTCAAAGTAATATTGCTTTCCATAAACTTTAGCGTATGGCTCACAGACAAACTTATTGATTGCATCCCTGATTTTGCGAGATAGTGGAGCAGTTGCATTATAGATTAACTGCTTCGATGCCCAACCCATGTTATTATCCGTAGATGCGGCTTCACTACCAGAGAACTGTATAGGCACGTGGAACGCTGCATATATTTTTCTTGTATCAATGTTAAGCGATTCGATTAGTTGCAGATCAGTAGATGGCATTCCTATCTGAGTCCATTTTAAAGGACCAGAGCTTGGAAATATACGATCCATTAAGGTTTCACCACGCTTAGCCTCAACAAACTTTTCTTTTAGAACATTCATCTGATCCTTAGTCAGCGATGCACCCGGTCCATCTGGTGAGATAAAACCATAAGCACCACCATTGCGTATCTGCTTTAGTAATTCGTTATCGCCCTTATTTTCTTTTAGTACATTTCTATAAATAGCTTTGATAGGTGACTGTCCGTATAATTGCGCACCTGTCAGCGTAAAGTCAGGATTAAAGGATTTAAAATGCACAACTTGGTGAGCAGGTATAGGAATTTCGGTCATATAAACAGAGCGCATCTGATAACCTTTAATAGGCTCAAACATACCGCCTGAGATAATCTCTATAAACTGGCTAGGCAAAGAGTAAAGTTGTGACCATATTTGTTTTGCAGTCATATCAGGGTCCTTGCCATTGCCAAATATATATCCATCGCCAGTACATAAGAAAAATCCTGCAAGATCAGTCATCCACTCCTCATAAGTCTGCTGAGGATTAGGCTTTGCTAGTAAGTCCAGAATAGGATTGCTTTCTACCTGATTAAACATTTGCTCTTTTAACTGCAAAGTTCTCATCTTAGCAGTAGCACCCTCAGCCATAGACATATTCTGAAATACCTTTAGATCCTTTTTAGTTACGCCCTCTTTAACTTCGTATAGGCAATAAGCGCATTCCGCTATCTTCTTTGAGATTATATCAATACAGGTATAAATATCAGCGTTCTTCTTAAATCCCTCGTCAACAAACTTTACTTTGTCCTCAAAGTCAACTATAACCTGATTATTGCCAATCCAACCAAATACATTCTGGTTATATAGGTTTGCAGTTATTTGTTGCTGAAGTCCAGGCATCAACGCCTCTAACTGAGTTGTAGCTGCCTTTTCTATATCAGCTTTGAATATTTTAGAAAATACGCTCATTTTAGTTCCAATCAAATGAATATTCTTGTTTAATCTTAGATGCTAACTTATTTAAAGCCACGTAACGTAACGGATCTATTAAGTGGTTAAAAGCATCAATAGGCTCATTAAGCATCCTGCCTGTCTTATCTTTTTTCCAAATGTAACTAAATAATTCCTTTTTAAAGTTATGGCTATTTGCGGTAATATTTATTTTATATCTTTTAAGGATGTCAATACCTTGCTTTATCGAGTCTGGTCCTTTCATTGCGCCATGAATGTTAAATCCCTCAGCATAAATTTCTTGTATTGATTTAGGCTCGGCCGAATCAGCAATGATTTCCTGATTCTCTGTCACGCCAAAATCTCTGAGCTTCCTGCAAATATCCATGTTAGTTAGTCTGGTTTCATAACACATTTCATTTACCCATAACTCGCCACCAGACTTATAAACCTCTATTATGCCTGTCGGATCGTTAGTAAAGCCAAAGTCAATACCATAGCTTATCAGCTCAGCATCCTCTGGTATTTTTTCACATATTGCCCAGTTACGGAATATAACACCCTCAATCTTACCCGTCATGCCTCTAGCATATACTCGCCAAAGTTCTAAGTCTAAGTCTTTGATAGCCTCTATTCTTTCATGGTCCTGATCTGATAGGAATGGATTATGCCTATGGTCTGATATGATCAGCTTTGTATCTGGCTGACCGATTAGTTTAGTATGCGCCCAAAATTCATTAGTAGGGTTGTAGTCTATGTAGATTTGATTCTTAGTCCTTATCGCTAACTGCCAGTAAATCTGGTAGCTTATACCATTAGCCTCATTTACGAAAAGGTAGTCACGCTTACCATTCTTTGCTGATTGCTCATTCTCAAATGATACAAACTCTATTAAAGATCCGTTTTTAAAGTAGATAATTCGCTCAGTCTTATTCCAGAACTTTAGTTGAGATTGCAAGTATACATTATCTGCAAAGATATTTTCAGCATCTCGGTAAGCACCTTTTCTTAAATTAGGTAATGATTCACCGGCTACTGTTATGACTGACCTCTGCTCTGTGACTGCTTTATAGAATAGCAGTTGCATAATGGAGTAGGTTTTGCTCGAGGCAGTTCCACCTTGATTTATTAGTACCTTTTCTTTTGACTCATAGATGTTATAAAATAAAGGCGAACAGTTAAACATCTTCTATTTCGTTCTCTGAATGAGCCAGAGGCGGAGCGGTATTATAAACAACTGGCGCAGGTACTTTAAAGCTAAAATCGCCTGTCATTGTTAAACTTTGCGATGCTTTGCCATAGGCTCTGTCTAGCAATACTTCAGCAGCTCTAACATCGCCTTTAACTGCCTTTGCCCTTAGAGCCATCAGGATAGCTTTTGCTGCTTCTATTCCATCCTTTTCCTCACCTAGAACATCAGCCAGTAAAACATCTAGCTGAGGTATTATTTTAGTTCTGCCTTTTAGGTTCCCGGAAACTCCCTTTTTAAATTGAGTATTTAAACCTCTTTTAAGAGATTCTGCCGTGCTTGTAATCATAATGAATATCCTTTAAAAACTCTTTGTATTCTTTTTTATCGCCATACTTAACATGGCATGATCTGCATAACGCTTGTAAGTTATCTATATTTTCAGGCTCTTTAGTGCCTCCCATTCCTCTGCATTCGATATGATGAATATCTATTGCCTGAGCCTTGCATATCTCGCATGGTATAAAATCAGATTCATCAAAAACAAAGTACGTTAAATATAATTTAGTGTGCTTTTTCAAATGGCTTTCCGTTTAATTTAATTTCTATAATTGGATCTAAGGCTATCATTCTATTTACTATAACATCGCAGTATTTAGGATCTAACTCCATTCCGTAACATTTACGTTTAATTTGATGTGCAGCTACCATTGTAGTTCCAGACCCTAAAAATATATCACAAATTAAATCTTTTTCATTTACTGCTTTAATAATATCAGATATTAAAGTAATAGGTTTTGGGCAACTATGTAATCCTTTTAAATCATTTATTATTTCTGTTACTTGTTCAAAAAAATCAAAATTATATCTATTCTTTGGTTTACCCCATATAAACAATGGCTCTACTTTTCTAAAATGGCTAACACTTCCGCCTGTTCTTTTATTTTTACTTAGCCAATAAAAACAATCTTTTGGATTTTTATTCCACCAAAATTTTTGATATGCCCATCCAGTTGAGATAAATATAAAATCTGATACTATTTTTAAGTTATTAAACCATTCATCACAAAATTTTAAATACTCATCTCCTTTTTTATCTTTATGAGAATTATATTCAAATCCAATACCATAAGGAGGATCAGTAAATACCATATCCGCCTTTTGCCCACTCATTAACTTTGCTACCTGATCTGAATCCGTACTATCACCACAAAGCAACCTATGCTCACCTATATCATATAAATCACCTAATACAGTAATAGGTATTTCAGGAGGCGTAGTATCAAAGTCATCTTCTTCAGCTTCTAATACTTTTGTATCAAAGTTAGGAACATCTAATCCCCACTCATCTAATTTATCAACATCCCATTCATTTGCCAACTGATCCCAGTCCCATTCACCAAAGCCTACGTTATCTTTAATTAAAAACTCATCCTTTTGCTCTTGAGTCCAGTCATCAGCCAATATTATCGGCATTTCTTTTAATCCTACTTCCTGAGCTGCTTTTAATCTCATATTACCACCTAGCACAACATACTTTTTATCAACATCAGTAAAACAGATAAGCGGTCTTTTATTTAGCATATCCGGGAAGTCCCTAATTGACTGCACTAACTTTTTAAACTTATCATCCTTAATCTGTCTAGGATTTTTACTGTTTGCCTTTATAGCTGAGATCTTTACTATTTCCATAATTTTCTATGCCATCAGGCATAATCTGTTTGCCTGGTCTTTGCCTGTTTTTTATCAAATGTATTAAATTTCTACAATATCAATTCCATAAATCGCTTTGAGCAATTTCTTTTTTAATCTATATACCGGTAATTTCTTAGTCATTTCTGACTTAACATCAATAACCTCCAGAGGCTTACCATTTTTATAGGTAACAAAATCAGCCTTATAAAATCCTATATTAACGCCATTTACTACCAGATCATACCTAACCTGCATCTCAAACCTTTGTATTAACCTAGCCTTTTCTTTAAGTCTAAGAATGCCATAGTACCCGGCTTCCTTTTTACTGTCAAAGGATATTCCGTTTACTATTGTCTTTATGTTTTTATATTTCATTGTTGTTTTCCATTGAGTAAAAACTATCGGCAGATAAAATAAGATGATCAAAAACCTTTATATCTAATATTTTTAATCCTGCTTTTATCTTTTCTGTAATTGTAATATCAGCTTGACTTGGCGTTAGGTTTCCAGATGGATGATTATGTGCTAGTATAACAGAGGTTGCTAGAGCTTCAATAGCATACTTTGCTATTATTCTAACATCTACAACTGTGCCAGATATTCCGCCCTGACTTATTTTAGCATATCCTATTGTATTATTTCCCTGATTAAGTAGCAGAATAAAGAAACTTTCAAATATTTCTATATCATCAAAATAAAATCGCCTGATAAAATTAGCTGCTTGATCTGGACTTGTTATTTTTTCAGACGGAAATTCCGTTTGTATTTTCTTTAATTCAAATAATTTTATTGTTCCCATGCTTGATAATTGTTTAATAACTTAGTTAATTTTTCATTCTCTAATTCCATAGCTAACATCCGGCTATTGTTTTTATGCAGCATTATTTTATATTGTTCGATCTGCTCTGACATACTATAAAAATGATCGTAAATCTGTTTTA